ATCTCTGCCTTAGTAGGCTCGTTTCCTTGACGACGGGCATCATCAATTAAAGACTGGACCTCACTATTCGCTAGGATCTGGGCCTGTCTTTCACGGGGTGCATTCTTAAGGGCGGTATTTAATTTACCCTGGAGGGACTTAACTTCCTCAGCATATTCCTTAGCCGCATCCTTATTGTATGTGACATTTTTAGTAGCCAGCTTTTCTTTACGGGCTCTATTTCCCAGGGCCTTACATGCATTTGCATAGTCCGCATATACCCTCTCTATTTTCGTATTTGATTTCGAGATAAGATCGTATGCGTTTTCTGTCTCGGCCATCTGATATGATTTCTCTTGTGCATATCTGACTTCGCCTTCTCGCTTTGTGTAGATCTTTTTCCCAGTCTCGGGATCTACAGTAACGTCATAGACAGGTTTTCCCTTTGCCCGTTTCCATATCTTCTGTCCTGTTTCAGGATCAATTGTATATGGCTGGTTGGTCATCCGCTTATCTACATAAACTGGATTCTTGGCTCTTGAAATTAAAGTCTGAGCACCGCCTTTTCCTGTTACAGGATCCTTAGGCTGGTATTTAGCTTTAAGTTCATCGATCCTATTTTCTTTTTCAGATCTATGCCAATCCAATTTGTGCTTTTCTGCATCGATGATGCAGTTAGCATGCTTTGTTGCTCGAGCTAATTCCTCAGGAGTTGCTCCCTGAAGAGTCATATCCGTAACAAGGTTAGAAATCTTACCCATTTCCATCTGAGTCTGGGCATGAGTCATGACTTTCATTCCCTTATATCCGGGATAGCTCTCTTTAGCGTCAAAGTTCTTAAGTCCTTCCAAAGGAGGATCAACCTTAATCAAACGTTTTCCGTTTGGCTGAGCATTATTAGGAATTACAAGAACTGTGTCGCCGTCGAAATCGGCTCCTGACAATCTTTCTGCTACTTTGGCATTAATTCCAACAGCGTCAATAGCACCAGGAGTGATTATTCTTTTTCCTTCGGCATTCTTGTTATTCACAGTGAGCTGAGGGATCTGATATCTTCCTTCGTGAGGATATCTTATGCAGACAACGGTTTCGCCATCTTTAAATTGTGGCGCATAGATTTCGTTATCCTTAAGCGTTGTCATGGGAAGAATGACATTCCATGCCTGTCTAGGCATAGCTGCGGCTTTCAAATGTACTGCTGCAGCATCGCATTCATCAGCGAACGACTGAAGCATTTTCTGTTTGACAGCCGGATTAGTAAGAGCACAAATATCATCATATTGCTGCTTTCTGAAATCCAGATCGATGCCAAGCTGTCTCTTTGCTAATTCAGGAGACTGCTTAGACAACATCTGTGAAGCAAGGGTCTTTGATTGCTTAGACCAATCTCCAGACTCTTTAACAATATTTACAAGGCCTTCGTGCTCAGTACCATCTTCATCCTTCCAATCGTTCTGACGTTTGATGGTAGCGCCAAATGCATTTACACCAGGAGCATCTTTAAGAGTCTTGAGAACCTGTTTTGCATCAGGATCGTCAGACATAATAGGGGTACCTTTATGTTTGTTGGTGTTAAACCTTACATCTACCCCGTCAGGGAGGTCGTCTGCGTAGACGGCCATTCCTTTAAGATAGTGGGTTCCATCAACAGCTATACGAACCTGGGCATAATTGTTATCGCCTAACGATAAATCTTTAACGCCTCTTCGTATTTCGATAGTTCCATCTTTATCAACACCGCCATCTTCTGCATAAACAACGGCCAGCCTATCTGATGATAAACTGACCGGATCGTGCATTTTCTTTGGGGTTAATTTCTCGCCATCGTCAACAACATGTAAATCTTCGATGGTCTTAATTTCATTAAGGTGGTTATAAATATAACCTTTTGGAGTGTCCTTCTTAGACAGAACAAGAAGAGATGTCTCGTAACCTGTTCCAGCCTGATCGACCTTAGGATGGCTAAGAACGTAACCTTCATCCTGAAGATTCTTGACCATCTGTTTAAGCTTAGTGTCGCTTATGCCAAGATTCTGTTCTGTACCAGCTCCAACGTCTATATGACTCTTCTCTTCGATTTCGTTTCTGAGAATATCATAAAGCTGCTGTTCTTTTTCCAGTTTCTTAGCAACCTTATCCTGAAGAAGAGCTCTTGCCTGAGAAGCAGGGATTCCTGTTTTCTCTTCAATAGCTCTAAACGACATTTGTCTGTCACCATATCTAAGTCTTTCAACAATGGCTCTGTTATTAGCCTGCTCTTCAGACTTAGCAAAGGACTGTCTTCTTCTAAAATCTGCTTGAGTGACTCCGAAGTAATCAGCGATTTCCTTGTCACTCATACCCTGAGCTCTGAGCTTCTTGGTTTCCTCATAGCTCCATGCTTTGTGAGGGACATGCTGATTAGGGTTTTTACCAGATCCTAATGGATAACGTCCAGAACCAGGGCCCGGAGCGCCATCTTCTTTAGAGCGGCCAACATGTTCAAGAAAGTCATCATTGGTCACACCAAAATATAATTTATCCATTGTCTTCTTCCTCCCGGATCAATAGAAGTTCGTTAAAGCGTACAATCTGATCTCCGATTTCCTCAATCCGATCTGGATCGGGCTCTGATTCTGTAAAGGCATCAAATTGATAGATTCTCAGTTTGTGCTGAATATCATGTGGATCGATGCCGTATTCAAGACAGAACAAAGCGTCGTAAATCATCAGCTGTTCTATTTTCCCGGGAATGATACCGGTCTTAAGATCGTGTATTCGAAGAATATCATCAGAAAAACTAATAGCGTCAGTAGTTCCGAAGAAATACTTCGAATAGAACAACACTGTTTCGGGTTTCATGTTATAGCGAATGGCATCATTCACGTAGAGCCTAAGCGTGGTAACAGGCTTCTTAGGGAGCCCTTCGCCAAGCTCGATACAATCCTGTGCAAACTTGTGCAGTCTTGTGCCTCGCTCTTTTGCCTTCACTAAATCACAATACTCAAATACATGAGCGTCGTCGTAATTAAGCCATGATGGCCGTGACGCTGGAAACATAGCGTGTTGGCCTTCATACCTTGAATGCTCGTTCCATTTCATCTAGTACCTCCTCTGCGTTCTCAGGAAATATAATTTTTGCAAAGGACATCTTATCGAACAGATCAACATAATGCTGCTGATTTGGTCTAAGAGATGCTTTACCGTTTTTCTTTCCTTCGAGCGCTGCCCACTTGTTCTCGTATAAGACCAAGAGGTCGGGAGCACCTTGTAACTCGTTAGGATCCAAATGAAAAACAAAAGACCCTGGAAATCGGGTCTTAATAGTTTTAATCAATTTGGTTTTGAATTTGTTCTCAAGCATACAGTCCTCCAAAAGAAAAAGAGAAGGGCTGAAATGTTTGTCGAAACTCGACTTTTACATTCTTATTCCTTCTCCTCCATACTAGGGCCTGTATTTCCTGCACGATTAAATGCGTTTAAAATATTTCTTTTCATTGAATTCTTTTTTCTGAGCCAAGGCTCTGTGTATTGCATTGTCTATTCCGGACTTCGAACGGACATGATAGTAATACAAATCAGTGAAAGGAGTATTTAATCTGTCAATACGCCCAGCTGCTTGAACTGTAGATTTATAAGAGTAGTTCTGTGAGTAAAATATAATTGTGTCTGTCTCTATACAGTTCCACCCGCTATCGCCAGCTGCGTACTGAAGAATGTAAGCCCATCGTGCTGTAGTAGGAATTGGTTCATGCTTGACTCCGTCCCAACGTGCTACAGGTACGCCGATCCTCTTGCACAGTCCTATTAACAAATCTGCCTCATATGTGAAGTTATAAAATATAATTACTTTCTGGTGATCCTTGATGATGTTACCCACCATTTGAACTCGCCTCTCATCGCTGTTACATAATCGTCTAAGGGCATAGCATAACTCTGCGGCATTTACAAAGGGCTCATTCGTAAATGGGTTCCATCTGGTTTTCATCGTGGCCTTGTATAGAGCCGAAGGGAACGGAGCGATGACATCATAGTGGTGATACTCGACATCACGATCGTACTCCATTGGCACAAGAATCTTGTCGCGGAAGTAATATAATTTCTTAACATTCACATATCGGTCTACTGCTCTATACTTGACATACTGTTTGTAGATCACGTGCTGTCTGATAAAGTCAGTACGGTTTCTATAAAACCCGTTTGCCAGAAATACAGGGCAGTAGTCCATAAAATTATCGCCTGGTGTGGCGCTTAACAAGATCCACTGATTCTTAGATGCAATCGACAAGAAAGCTTTAACCCATGGGCCATTACCTGTAGCTCGTTGCTCGTCAAATATAAAGAAAGCTCCAGACACCTTAGTGTATTTACCAATGTTGTTCCAGCTGTCTATCTTTACATCGCGTTCTTCTTCAAGCCCAAATATAATGCATTCCATGGGCCATTCTTTCTTGTCTCTCTTAGTTGCTGTAGTAATGATATATAGGGGTTTCTGAATTTCGCGGGTCATTGTCTCCAAAGAACCCCCACACACCTTGGTAAAAAAATAGGCAAGAGCCGTTACACTCTTGCCAGATCCTACAGAACCATTGAGAATACATCCGTTGCGCATCCGTTTAAGCGCTTTAACCTGATGATCTCTCAGTTCAAAACTCATTATTCCTCAAAAGGGATCTCGTTCCCTTCTTCATCCTCATCAAAGAACTCAGCGGCGAAGTCGTCCTCAACAGGAGTAACGAACATTTGCTTCACGAAAGCCTTAATGCCGCTCTTTCCGCTGTCAAGCTCCCACTTATACGGCCTGATCTGAAGCTTAACTCTCTCAAAATCGTCCATATCAAGCTGGCCGATCAGATCTCCGTCAAGAAGGATTGGTCTACCCTTCTTACGTGTCTGCCAGATCTTAGGCTGCAGTCTTGCCGGACCGTCAAGCTTGATAAATACCTGCAGATGAGCCTGCTTAGGTTCAGACGGATTGCTCTTATTCTCAAGCCACTTCACGTTCCAGCCAGCATCTTCAAGCCGGCGCGCTTCCTCATCTGTAAGGAAGATGTGGAAGAACCGCTGAGTATTCTGCTTGTTAAATCTAGTAGGGCCGCCGGAGAAGTTACGCCATGCTCCGACCGGGATCTGTGCTCTGTTAAATACTACTGTGCCGTCTTCTTTGTTAATAGTCATATTTGTTGCCATAGTTCTTTCTCCTTTACTCTGGTGCGTTCATAAAAGGAACCGCATTTACATAGTCATCAATGGTGACCCCATTAGCAAAAGCCTTGAAGTCACCAAACTTTGAAATATCATTTACAGCGTCATCGGCCAATCTCTGATAGTAAGACACATCGATATCGGCTTCTTTACCAAGATTCTTGACAACCGATGACTCAAGCCACCGGTATCCCTTAGTACCGCCAACAGCTCCATAGCTCTGTCCGTCTCCACTGCGCCTCATAAGCTGTCCGCCACCACAGCCTGCCTTAATAGGACAATACCTGCCGACCTTTCCAACGAAAATATAATTATGCTCGTCGTCGCCAAGTTTCTCATTCATGTCGAGATACATAGCCGTCTTAACCGATCTGGTCTCACAAAGGTCATCAAATATAATGTCCTCATGACTGAACAGACTCTTAAACACATACGGAACCTGGAACTGCTTACCTGTAGCTGTCCACTCGCCAGCATGCTTACCGTGCTTATTTCTGATGCCCTGATCGTCATACTTGGCAATATATACAGCATCGTTCATCAAGCACATGCGCTCGTACGTTGCCTCGTGCTCAAACGTGTAACCATATTTCTTACCAAACTCCATAACGAACTGGATAATTTCATCTGTGGCATTAGGGATCTTGATAGAGTCTGTCTTGATGTGAGCCACCTTGAACCCACGCTTCTCGACTTCCTCTTTAAGATCGATCATAAACAGAGCACCACGTTTAGCCACAATATTGTCGTCATTCCTAGGATCACGGAACGGATTCTCAAACGTCGCTGTGGTGTAGCCATATACGCTGTTGATTACCAGCTTAAGCGCTGTTGCCAGCGTGTCCATTTCCTCATCGCTGCCAATGTAAGGAACCAGAGCGCCGCCAAGAAGAGTCTTGAGCTTATCTGTATCCTTATGCTTGATAGCAAGTCTTGCTTCATAGATCTCTTTGAACTTCTGAGTGTAATCCCCAAATATGTTCTCACAGATCATTGAAGTAGGATGCATAGATGCAACGTCAAGTAACGCCACATTATAGTGCATTCCGGGCTCGGCATAAACAAATCCACCTTCTCCGGGATCATACCCTTTGTAGATGGATTTACCGCTTACAATCTTACCTGTATATCTGGACTCATCAATTCCTCTAGCGTCGAACTCATATCCAGGGAACGAAACTATATCCTTCGTACCGTCGGTTCTCTCTCCTGTGGCCAGATCTGTATAGACCAGCCTGGGATGCTTTTCATTGCCAAATATAATCTTTGTACAATGAGCTCTGCCTCTTTCATTCGCACTAAGTCCGCTAAACGATGCTAACGCTCTTCTGGCATCAATGTCCTCTTTAAGAACATCGTACAACCTTTCTGTAGCTCTCACGTCATGCTTACAATACTCAATCAGCCTGTCCCACTGGTCTTCCGGTATGGGCTCATTCCAATCGATATCCATTTCGTCGTGTTCTTCACCCATCTCGATTTCCCATTTCTTAAGACTCTGCTTCTTAGCTGCGATATCAAACAGATCGCCTTCGGATATTCTCTTAGATCTGGGATTGATCGCTCTATTGCCAGCTATAATATCCTGTGACATCCTGTAGCACTCCATGTTGGTTGCTCCGGTATATCTGGCATAAAGAATCGCATTGTCATAGCCAAGATTGTTGAAACCCCACAGTTTCTTCTCAAAGAGTCTGTCAAGATCCTGTGGTGTGGGGTTAATCAACACCATCCACGAATCCTCGTCTTTATAATCTTTAGCACAGACAAGCAACAAATTCTTGCCCACCTCAATATCAAAGAATGTCGGAGGCAGATCCGGACTCTTGAGAATATCATGCTTCTCTTCTTCCGTTTCAGGATTGGATTCCTCATCAAGTGCATCTTCCGAACAGAACTTCATCTTACCGAACAGCTTCAAGCAGAACTTAGCCTGGTTAGTGCTGTTAGCGCAGAAGTTTCTAACCGGTTTCCAAAGGCGCCGCACATCATAGTGCATCCCGCTGTTATAGCATTCCTCGAGTTTGTCGTGAATAAATATAACTTCCGGAGTAGTTACTCCGTGATGCTTCTTCTGTAAGCACGTCTTAATAAATGCAACAAGATGCTTCTCATCCTGAATATAATTCGCATCAGTATCCAGCATCTTCTTTGCTCCTTTCTTTGGAAGCCCACTGCTAATCACAGCGAGATCCAAACCGTTGCACCGCGTTAACCTCCTTCTCAGCGATGCCTTTCCCCTATAGACTTTTATTTCCACATCATCTTCAAACAGGTTATCCAGTTCATCACTATTCCCTGTATAAATATAATGCAGATGCAAACCACCGCCGCTCTTACTAAGTTCAGCATAAGTTGGCGGAAATTGCCTGGCTGCCTCGATATTAAGCTCCATGGACTTGTTACCATTTTCGTCCTTCTTGTCAAGGTCGATCATAATATGCCCCTCAATATTAGGCTGCACATAATGAAGACGATGCGTATCTAGATCCTTAAGAGTCGTGTTAACTTTGTCCCACGCTCTCTGAGGCTTCTCATCCTTATCGCCATACTGTGCCGGACAATCTTTTAAAATATCATCCAGCTTGCTATGCATGTAAGTCAGATCCAGCCAATCCACTTCAACGCTCTCGTCATCTTCGAAATATGGCTCGTCAATATTATCAGGCTCACTGTCGTCTTCATCCTCAACAAATTCGCTAATATGAAACATATCTTTCTTGAAGCCACGATACACATTCCTAAGACGATCACCGTTACCGAGCCTGACTCTTTCGTCAAACTTTTCAAAGTAGTTACCAAGCTCAGCCTTAAATACTCTCATGCTGAACGGATACTGCATCTTAGTCTCTTCAACGTACTCCTTATACATAGTCCAAGCCGACTTCAGACTTACATACTTCTCATCTGCGAAAATATCATAATGATCGTAGACGAAGTTATACATGTCGTTAGTGGCTCCGAACATGTCAGTAGGTTTGTACTTGTCGTAGTAGTTAGCGCCCATGCCCTTGTATACGTCCAAACAGTGCTGCGCGATAGCACCAAGTTCAAATGGAATGCGAGCCATACAGCTGTCATACGTGTCATGAGGCAGAGTGTCGCCGGTCGGACGTACATCGATCAGCCTTCTTATCAGTCCACTCTTAGCCTCTGTGATCATGACAGGCTTATTTGAGCCCATAAATAAAAACGCAGAGAACTTGGATTCATACTGCGCTTTAAATTTCTCATTGACCATCATAGGCTCGTGAGACACGATACTGTTAAGTTTTGTGTTGTCTGCTATTCTGCTCAGATCACCATCATGCTGGATAGCTACAAGAGGGTTGGACCTGAACTGTTCCAAAGCAAACGCATTGTTGTTACTTGCTAAAGCCTTCGCTTCGAAAACAGTGAAATATCCGTCGAACAGTTGCTGGATAATATTAAGCACTGTGGACTTACCTGTACCGGCACTACCGTACAACACAATGAACTTCTGAATATTCACAGAGTCTCCGCTTAAGATAGATCCAATGGCCCATTCGAGTTTGGCTCGTTCTGCGTTAGAATATAATGTTGACATAAGCTTCTCATAAGCGGGACAAGGAGCATTGCTAAGATCGTAAGGAAGTCTCTTACTTACATAGTCCTCTTTTTTGACCTCATCACTTGCGAATGTCACTTTCATGTCAAGTTCGTGGTAGCGATCCGGACTGGCCTTTAAGTATCGCTTCCACTCGACAGCATTGTTAGTGGAGAACTTATCCATTGTGCAAAGATCAATAAGAGCGTCTTCTCCCTTTTTAATTCTAAGGTCTTTATAGGCAGCCCATAGAATTTCGTTCGTCGTCTTATGCGCGTCATATTCGTTACGAGACCACATACCTCTAACCGGATCCCAAACAGCATAGAAAGCTCCGCCTTTTATCATGAGATCTTTGACGTCGCCGCTTACTTTAAAATCCGGAAATATACGATAGCCGTCTCGCGTCTTTTTGACTACGGCTGTTACATAATCAGACATATCTCATCGGTTTCCTCCTTTCGTTAAAAATGGCAAATTTGGATAAAACTGGCCCACTTTAGCCTCAAAATAGGGTGGGACAAAAATCCGGAAAAAAGAGGCCAACTACTATATATATAAATAATTAATTTTTAAAATATAATAATAGAAAAAAAAGTGGGTAAGTGGCCCACCCCCTTTGACTAACAATAAATGTGTGCGAAAAACCAATAAATGTGTGCTCAAAACCCCTAAAAACGTGCATTTTCGGCCTATTTTTGCTATTTTCCGCATAAAAACTGGCCCAGGTAGGGTGGGCCAAAAAAAAACCAAAAGTGGCCCACGGGCCAAATATCTGGCCCATTTGAGCCTAAATCCCGTATTTTTCGAGAAAATAAGCCTGCATTTGCGTCCAAATTTCCACCTGGGACAAAACTGGCCCAGAAAAGTGTCCCACCCAAAAGATGTTTCCATGGCCATTTTTTGAATATTTGCGTGACATAAACCGATGAACAATAGCGTCAATTTTGCTGTCTGAGTAGTGCTTATTGTCATAATCTAACAGCCCTAAGTTGCCAACCATCTCGTGAAACCACTTGTAAGTACGGTTTTCCAGGTCAGCACTCTCCATAATATCGTCTTCAATTCGCCTGGCCAGACCGACCAGAAACTCCATAACAGAGCACGGACCGGACAATATCTCCTCTATTTCCTCAGCTTCATCAGCCCCATCTTTGGCCGTGTCCACCATGAAAATATACCTAAGATACTTCCCATCCGCTGCCCTGTTCTCATCTCTGTCAACTATCCAGACGAAGTCCATGTCGTGTAACTTCTGCCACAACATTGAATATTTCTTCTCTGCCTTCACTAACGAACACAGCCATTCAAAATATTCTTTTTTGATAGTTGCTTCGTCCATTATTACTCCTC